ATGACCAATGACAAAACGAAAAAAGCCACCGCGACCGACGGACCCTATGACGTCATCTACTTCGCGAAGAAACACCGCATTTCCAACGAGGATGCCAAGCACATCATCGAAAAGTATGGCGCCGATCGCAAAGAGGCTGACAAGGCCGGCCGCCGCATCAGCGTCTGAACCAGGATATGGACTTGCCGGCGTGGAGCTCGAACGGCTCCCGCCTCTGCATCTTGCGATGCCATGATGCAACATCAGCGGACGAATTAACCCTACTGGCTTACCTTAATATCAGCATGCGCTTGTATACATCGGGCCCTGTGCCATCCTATCATCAGGATAGCATATCTGGTTCCTGAAGCAGCTCGCCGGAACCGTGGCCCGCCTCTTGGCAGAGAGGCCGGCTTCCATGCACAGGGGCCGAGCTCGATCATATGGAGGGTTAGCCATGAGCAACGTCTTGGAATTTCGTCCCAACTGCGCGCATGTCGACAGTCTGGCCGACTGCCGGGAAGCGCTCGAACCTGCCGTGATGAGGATCCTCAGCGAGGCGATCGGCAGGGGATATCCGCCGGCGGAAGCCGCAATGGTGGTCGCCGATATCGCCGACGACTACATCCTCATGCTGGCGCGCCAATTGCGGCGTTGATCCACTTGCAAGGCTCGCGCACCGTCGCCCGGGCGGTTGAACGGGCACCGACCGAAATCGTTGCGGTTCATCGCCGGGGAGGAGAGCGTTTCCGCGATATAAGATGAGAGAGTGGACCGCACAGCATCTGCAGGGGTAGCAGCAGTGGTACAGGAGACGAGACCTGCTGCACGGTCCGTCGGCCACAACTCCGGTCGTTAATGGAAGTTCCGCGAGTCACGGCACCGAAATAGGCCCGCGTGCGCGAACATCCGGTGGAGGGACAAGCCACAATTGTTCCCCTCATGTTCTAATCGTTAGACTGGTGTTCTTCTACCCCGGGGAAGATAGAGAACTTTATCACCGGGCCAGCAAAAACCCCGCCGAAGCGGGGTTTTCAGCGAGTCGGATGGGTCAGGAGCGTTATCGGTTACCTGGGAAGCCCGCTAGCGGGATTTCTCTCCCTCGCCTCCGGGGCTCGTTGCTCCGTTCCCTCACTCTTTGAATCATCGTCGTAACGCGGCGTGAGAAGCGACGCGGTCGCTATCGCCACCGCGGTTGCCGCGGTGGCGCATTCGCCTGGATCTCATGCAGTGGCGCGCGCGACCCGAGAAGTTTCTTCAGCTTCTTCTCCTCCGCCGGGCCGATCCCGAACTTGCGGCGATGCTCGGCGACATCATGCTCCCGTGGGCCGGGAATGCGAACTTGGCGATGGTTCATACTCTTCATGACTGTTTCCTCCTAAGAGGAAAACCAGCAGGGCGTCGTTTTGTTCGTTAGCAAAGTCTAAAATTATGTTTTGCTGACTCACCTCTCGGAAAGAAGATGCTGCAGAACGATTTGATGGAACATCGAGCCCGCACCGAATAACGGTGAGCGATTGCTCAACTGATCTTCAACCAATGCCTCAGCGCCGCCACCGCGCCATCGCTGGCATAGGCAATCATTCCCCCGATCGTCAGCCCGGCAAAGGCAATCAGCCCCGATATCCCGTACCCGATCGATTTCATCCGTTTCCACTCTTCCAGCGCCGGCGCCACCGCCTCCTGGTTTTTTTCGACGGTCTCCTTGAGGCTCTTGATCTCCTCGCGGATCCGGGCGTCGACACCGCCGCTGATCGCCACTCTGGTATCGAGATTTGCGATCTGCCTTGCCTGCTCGTCGAGCCGGGTGTGGATCACGGCGCGGCTGTCGTGCGCGTTGGCCTTCTCGTCGCTGACCTCGTTGCGCAGCAGCGCCACGTTTTCCTCGATACCGGTCAGCCTTCCCTCGACGCGCCCGAGAGCGCGGAGAATATCGTCATTGGATGTCATCTCTATCGCCGCTCGCTGTATCCTGTTCTAAATTAAATAGTTAGAGCATGATGGCGTCCGAAAACCGCACACACTTTTCGGCATCATGCTCTAGGGATAAAATTTCAGCTTCTCGGATTGCGGAATACGGCCGACCGTCCTCAGTATCCCGTGAAGAGCCGGGTGGATGAAATCCGAATTCATGCCGTGGGCCAAGACCGTCGCATTGTCCTGGACGTTGGTGGCAAAGATCTCGGAGACCTTGTAGTCGGCCGTCCCGTCACCATTGTCCGTCCTGCCGATCAGCGTGCGCGAGGTCCAGAGCCCGGGCTGGTATTCGAACATGATGCGGGAGCCGAGCGGCACTGCAGCCGGCAGCTTCATGGTGTCCCAGTTGGTGACGCCATCCTGGTTGCCGGGGTGCCCCACCACGTTGCCGAGCGGAAACAGCTCGGCGGCCGGGCCCTTGGTCGGATCGGCGTCCGACATGAAGGCCGGCACCATGTCGATAACCCTGGTGTAACGTGTGCTGGCCTTGATGCTGGTGTTGACGGTGGCAAGCGTGCCGGTCACGGCGTTCCACAGAGTGGCCACCGAAAAGCCTGCGACGGTGCGGCCTGCATCGCTGGAGGTAAAGGTGGGCATAAGGGTGATGCCGACCACATGGGTGCCTGCCCCATAGCGGGCCTTCACGCGGTCCACCAGGCCGAACTTGGTGTTGGACCAGGTGGATGCGGTGGCGTTGTTGTCGTTGCGGCCCGACTGGTCGAATGCAAAGGTCCAGATATCCTTGCCGCCATTATAGGTGGTTTTGATGGCATCGATCATGCTCCAACGGAGAGTGGCCGATGTCGCCAACTCCTGCACCGACTTGGCGCCTGGACCGCCCATGACGAGGGGAACGAGGCTTCCCCAGACAGGATCTCTCTGGTCGAACCAGCGTCGCCAGATACCCATGTTGCGCCGGGCATCAGCGGATGCGGCGATCTCCTGGCGCTCAACCAGGCTATCGGCAAGCACCAGGGGAACCGGCCTGCCATCCCAGCCTTTGGCAAGGATCAATGCCGGCCCATAGGCGAGCGGCTGCGAATTGCTGACATTCCCGACCGTGTTGTAGAAGGCATCCGGGTCACGGTCCGGAGTACTGGGCCCATTGGCGCTCGCAAGCGCCTGCACGGAGACCAGATCGGTTGCCGCCCAATATTTCTCGCCGCGGTGGCGCTGGCAGCGGTAACCGCCGATATAGGTGTTGCCGACAGTGCCGTGCCAAACCGTGCGGATCCCGAAGACGGACCAGGCCGGCAGCGCTACGGGAAGCGTGACCTGGCCATAGACGATGCCCGTCGCAGCCGTGACGGTCGCCGCTGCGGCCCCGCCGAAAAGCACCGGATATTCGGTGCCGTCGGGATGAATGAAGAAGACCTCGTCGATCTCGATATTGGCATTCGGGTTCACCGTTTCCTGAGGCGCATTGCCGCCCTCGGTCAGGCCGAAGCCGGTAAAGGGGATAAGGAAATCATTGGCCGGATAATCCGGCGAGCCGAAGAACAGCTTCGAGCACTGGTAATTCAGCCCTGCCGCGTAAGTCTGTGTGAAGCCGGCCGGCCAGCGGGTTCCGGTCGCGGCCGGCATATAGCGGTTGGCATCCGGCACCCATGGCGGCGGCGCCAGCTCAGCTCCGCCGATCGGGCTTGTCAGGGCAAGCGAAATCGCATTCATCATCGGCGTGTTCCAAATCTGCTGGTGAGGTCGGCATAGAAGCGAACGGTGCGTCCCTGGCGGGCATTGGCGCGGTCGAGCGCCTGGCGCTCGCGGGCGAGGATGGCGATGACCGGCTCGCCTTCGACGACAGGCGCATGCGCTTCCTGCCTCAGGAGATCATCGGGCAATGGCGGCAGCACGATGCCGGCCGCCCCCTGCCCCTTCACCACCGCCGCCCTGTTCAGCCGCTCAGTGGCGGAGCAGCCACTGACGATCAGCAGCAGTGACAGCGCAAGCGCGGTTCTTTTCCGAAAGCTGGAGTTCATAGGATTGGATCTCGATTTCGAGTGTGTCTTTGGCGGCCTGCTCGGCGCCTTCCGCGGCCATAAGGCGCTTGCGGTGCTCTTCGGTGGCCTCGGCCGCCGCATTGCGCTGGCGCTCCATCTCGGCGGCTTTCGCATCGGCTGCGCTCTTTTCGGCCAGCAGGATATAGCCGGCGCGCGCCTCGCGGGCGGCCGAGGGGTAGCCGATCGAAACGGCATAGAGGTGATAGAACATCAGCCCGGCGGCAATGCCGGCGCCCAGCTTGAGCGTATCGAGCAGGGAGAACATCAGATGCCCTCCAGGCAGAATTGGCGTTCCTTCTGCCGGCGGCGCGTCAGGCCGGGAAAGGTGATGCCGGCGGCGCGGTTCCACTTCAAAAGCGCCTCGCAGCCCTCGGCCGTCCGCCCCTGGTTGATCAGCTTGACCGCGCTCGAGCCGCAGGCCGCCGTAACGCCGACATTATAGGCGAATGAGGTCAGCGCCACGAAGCGGGCATCCGGCAGGGGTACACGCACGCAGCTTTCGACGCCGCTCGCATAGGTCTTCAGCTCCAGCGCCAGTAGCGCCTTGCACTGCTCCACCGTCTTGTGATCGCCTGGTTTGACGCCATTGGTGCTGCCGTAGCAAATGGTCCACGGCTGCCCTCTCGTGGCTGGATCGGGATAGGCATTCTGGCGCAATCCCTCGAACGAGCCGACCAGCGCCACAGCCATGGCGGCGGCGGCACTACCCTTCTGCAGGCGGTTTGCCATTCAATTCTCCTGAGATTTTCTGCTGAACGAAGATGCGGGCGACGATCGCCGCCACGGCGAAAAGCCCCGTTGCCGCCGACATGGCGAGCTGGATGTAGAGGTTGCGCGACACCCAGGTTGCGGCGACGAAATTGATGACGGGCTCAAGGACAATGAAGAGCAGCGCCAGGACCATGAGGCGGACGGACCAGGCGTGCTTGATCACCGCGCGCCAGTTGTGGACGAGCATGGGTTGGGCTCCGGGTTGTGTGGGTGTCGGGGGTGCCCGGCTCCCGGGCAGAGAGCCGCGTAGGGGCTGACTTTTCGGGCGCAGCAACACAATATAGGTACCACGAGGTACACTAATAGTTGTCTCTTGCTAAAGTTTTCGCTTAACGGTTACGTTAGCGAAATGCGATCATTTCCACTTTCAAATAGAATCGAAGGCCTGGATACCGTCAGAGCAGTCGCCGCTCTGTCTGTTGTGTTTGCGCATTTGCTTGGGCCGTCAATGCCAGGCATTTCGCGATACATCTTTACCGGCCACCCCGCCGTCATAGTCTTCTTTGTCATCTCGGGGTTCTGCATTCACTTTCCGTTCCGAACGGCGGAAATGTCGGCGTTGGCTTTTCTAAAGAGGCGTTACCTCAGGATCATGATTCCAACCGCTGTGGCGCTGGTTCTGGCGCAGTGGGTTGGACTTCGTGCTTACAACCCGGTCGACGGCTACATCTTGTGGTCCGTGGTTTGCGAGGTCATTTACTATTCGCTCTACCCACTGTTCCTTCCAATTTCACGGAAATTCGGCTGGCCGGCGATGATAGTCGTTTCCATTATCATCTCCTACCTCACCGTCATCAGTTTGGGCTCTGATAAGTTTGGCAGCGCGCAGATCTACGGCCCGTCACTGAATTGGGTGGTCTCTCTGCCAGCCTGGTTCATGGGCTGTTACATCGCCCAGACCTACCGGACGGGGCTGTATCTCGGGAACATCTGGCTATGGAGAGCGACAACCGCGACCACCGCCTCCATTCTCTATTGGGCGACGATCAACACGTCGGTCGGGTTCTATCTGACAATGATCCCTTTCGGTGCTCTCGCCTGCGGATGGATACTTTCCGAGGCTGCGAACGCTGAGCGTGGTAACGCGTCTGCGATCATGGAGAAAGTTGGCGAAGCTTGTTTCTCGATTTATTTGATCCACGTCATCGCCGCGGCGGCGATAGAGCGGCTTGGCATCACCAACTCAGTCATTGTCTGCGCCGGTTCCCTTCTGCTCGTCGTCCCGTTCTTCTATTTTGTGGAAAAGCCTGCCCATGAACTTTCTCGCCGTCTGGGGAGGCGAATGGTGGCCGGAACGTCTCATTCTTCATGAGAAACCGTGCACCGTTGCGGAAGGATTCCAGGCTAGCCGGAAGGCACAGACAGGTTTGTGAGCACCGAAGCTGAAGCAGCGAAAAAAGCGCTTTCGAACGGAAGACGTATGTGGGCGCCTCACTTTAAATCGATCACGAGCCGATCTGACACTATTCTCGAAATTTGACGACCTTCGCGGGAGAGCCAACAGCAATCGCATATTCCGGGATATCATTTATGACCACGGCGTTCGCCCCAATCACCGCACCATTGCCGATTTTGACGTTCATTAGGATCCTGGCTCCTGCCCCGATCCACACATCATCGCCGATTTCCACCGTGCCGATTTGCGCTTTCTGAAGCCTGATCGGCGTATCACGCTTAGTGCCGTGGCTATGATCGATGATCTGTACATCTGAACCGATCAAAACGTCACTGCCGATCCTTATTAGGTTCTTCGCCGTGATGATATTACGCCGGCCGATCACCGTGTTATCCCCGATGAAAACCTTTGGGTCTGGCATCGTAAGCTGGAAGAATGACTGATCTTGGATCGTGACATTGCTCCCGACCTCAAGAACCGCGTGCTTCACCATCCGGAATTCGGCGCTGCGCTTGACAACCAAGTTGGAGCCGGCGTGGCTGAAGTAGCGAAATCGCTTGTAGGCGGTAACGAGACGCTGAAGAATTCCTCCGCGATTCCGGTACGACGCTTTATCGGTTGCCATGATTTCCTCCGAGTCCGGAGGTCACTAGCTCACGACGTCGTTTATTGCCAGAGATCGCGTGCGTAATCCTCGCTAAAAGCTCCCGGGTACGCGCCTTTGCACTATCGCTCGATGGAAAAACGGCGCTATGCACTCCTCCCGCACGGGAAAAGAAACCCGTCGGTCCACACCCAGATATTGCCGGCAGCGCCGGCGACCTGCCTGACTTGCTTGCTCGTGTTCGTCCAAACATCCTGGCTGCCTATGGCATAGTTGCTTGCAACCTGGACGGCGCCTAAGTTGCCACCATCACCAGAGATGCCGGCAGTAAGAATGCCCTGCGCCGGATCGTGAATCAGTGCAGCATTGGTCGTCGCGCTCGATGTGAGTTCAAACCGGAGCTTGGCCTTGACCTTCACCCCGTTTGGCACTGTGAGCGCAAGGAGTGCGGAAGTCGTAGAGATAGCGCCATTGACAGCGTCTTTTGCGGGTGCCACGAAAGTATATTCGTCACGCGGATACATGACAAATTGCCGGATAAGCGAGCCGGCATCGGTCAGCACCACCCCAATGCATTTGACGATGGTATAGCCGGTGAGCAGCGTTGTGGTGACGCCGCCGATCGTCGCCGAGATCGAGAGCACCACGTCGAAAGACAGGTCTGCGTCCTTGCGCAAAGCATATGCGAAGTAGGTCGCATTCGCTGCAACGGCGCCGGCATCGAGACCGCCAGCACCGGTGCCAGCCGCAAATGTTCCCGTCACCCGCTTCGTCCATGACGATGCGCTGGAAACGAAGCTTGCCGCCGTTCTGGCAGATCCTGCGGCAAAATCGACATGGGTGTTCGGGCTGCCGGCGTTGTTGGAAAGGGTGAGCCCGACAATGAAATCGCCGACAGCCGAGCTATCGGCTTTACTCTGTATCCTGGCGAAGAGCTTGTTGGTGAAGAAAGCAGCACCAGAACAGATGATTTCGACGCTGTAGCCATCCTTGATGACGAGCGTTGCCGCGCCATCGATCGTCTCCGAAGCGTTCGGATCAATCGTCACATCCCCGCCATCGGCAATGACACAATAGTGCCAGTTTGCGCCGAGCGTTGCCGCTGCGGTCAGGGTGAGCGTCGCTGCCGCAGTAAAACGGTGGACGGCGTTGTCGTCGGAGGCGAGCGCGGTGTAATCGCCTGACTTGGCCGCATAGACCAGATCCTGATCGAAGGCGACCTCAACGCCGTTCTGCGCAAAGCCGAGCAGGCCGCCGCCCTTTAGATAGAGGCCGGTCTGCGGGGTCGAGGCAAAGCCGACGCCCGGCGCGGACACGGTTCCGCCCGCGGCTTTGAGGGGCGCGATCATCGGCGCGGAGCCATCGCGCGGCAGCGAATTGGTGATTTCGTTGCCGAGGTCGGTCGTCAGCGCGTTCCACGGCGCCGGGTCGATGACCTGGCCGACGGAGGGTGTCGTGCCGGCGGGTTTGGAATAGACGCCGGTTGATGGGTTTCTGGGCATTTACCTTGCTCCGAAAGGAAAAGGCCCCGCGATTGCGAGGCCATTGTGGTGTGTGTAGCGAAGGCGGGCGCATGAGCGGCCGTATTTTGCAGGAGTTGAGCAACCAGAGATCGACAACCTCGATCGGCCACTCAATTGTCCGTTTGATATCCGGTAACCGGGCTTTCCATTGCAATAGAAAAGGCGGCCCGAAAGAGCCGCCTCTGCTTTCCGCTTTCGCTTATGACCTACGTCCGACTATCGTCTCTTGAATAAGAGGTCGGCTCCGTAAACTTTTCCGCTGGTGCCAGTAACGCCGCTATTCCGATCTTTGACGCGAGCCACAAGATCAAATCCCGCCTTGTCAGCTATCTTAATCACAGTCGGTTCCGAAAGTGTCTGGTGTGGGTAGAAAATGGGCATGTCTTCGAAGCCTTCCGGCACTGGGCCGGCGCCGTTGTCGAAAAGCCTTGAAGTCTGGACCGTGAACCTCTTCCTCCTGGAAAACGCATTGCGTGCCAGGTATGCGTACCTCAATGTTCTCGAAAGAGCCTTCCGCCACACCTCGTCCGGATTGCCAAGGTACTGCAAGGTTCCGCTACTGTAGAAAACGTCGAACTCGTCTGGCATCTCATCTAGAAATGATATCGACGGGCGGAGAATCTGCGACGCCGAGGCCATTGCTGCCGTCTCGACCACAGCAAAGGACCAGGCTGGAAATCTCCTTTGCAGAACTGCGCAGATTTCACCTGCAGATCCGCCGAAATCCACAAACCGGCCAGTGGTAAAGTTCAACGCGGAAAGCAGTTCAGAAGACGGTTCCGCGAAAAGCTCTTCTCTCCCGACTATCTGTCGAGAACGCTCCAAGCGGAACGCTGTCAGATCCCGGTCGGAATAATCACCTTCTGCCGCCGCCGCCGCTCGCGTCCACGACCAGTAGGTCGTTTCACGCTTGCGCCATTGAGACACAGCGGCTCTTACAGACACTGGCAAAATTGCTCTTACTAGCTGTTTACCTTCCTCGTCCTACAGGCGCAGACGAGCATCTACAGCTTTGCCGAGAGATTTAAAAGCAACCCCAGTAATTCGAACTGAGCGATCTGCTTTTTCAACGGGCGACGGAGTGCGCGTCGCGCGTTCGCTGGGGATTGCTATTTTGTGGGAAGACATGCGGGGTAGGTTACCAGCCACCACCACCGCCGCCGCCGCCGCCGCCGCCGCCGTTTCGACCGCGTACTCCAAGAAGCGCGCGTGCAAGAGCAGCCTTCGCGCCGGCTCTACGACCACCTACGGTATCGGCTTCGGCCGGCATCATAACGCGTCCCTTTAAAGCATCCATACCGAGTCCTTTCAAAGCCTCTTCTCGAGCGCCACGAAAGGCCTGCTCGGCTCGGTTGCTGAAACCACCTTCCCCGTTCCCGAAACCTTGAACAGCAGCGAGCCCGATGTCGGTCATCCTCCCTGGCGGCAACTTAAAAACTCGGTCAGAAGCCAAACCTCCGGCGCGCTGCAGCGTTTCGGAGACATAGGGATGCTGTTCGTCGAAGGCTCTGTCCATCCCGCGCTGATTGGCGAGTGCGTTATCATACCGCTCTCCAAACGTTTCGCCCGGCAGGGGCGGAAACAAAAAATCGGGCAACAGTGGGTCAGCATAGGGCGCCAGAAATGCAGCTGTCCCAGCGTCCATTTCATCGAGATAAGGACCGACGACAGTGCCGCGGCTGATGGCGCGTATGGCATTGTTAACCGAGAGGTCGCCGGAATGCCCCGCATAAGGGTCATTTCTAAGCTCGGCAACTTTTCTCGGTGGTACAACCGGTGTTCTGTTGTCTGGCATTATGATCTCCTGTGGATGGTGATTGGGTTCGACAAGGCTTCCGAGCAGCAGCTTGGAAGCCTGCCTCAGTCTTAGGATGCCGGAGCGAAATGAGCCGCACGCCGGCTTCTTCACTCGTGCAAGGACGGCGTGCGCCACGGTGGGACGTTCGCGATGGCAATGGCCTTCAGAAGGGCCGAGTTCGCAGGCTGTTCATCGGAATTCGGTTTGAAGGAATGGCTACTGTCCGTTCGGCAAAAAGGGCCGACAACAGCAGGTGGAGCCTAAATGGCGGGCGCTAGCGAAAAGGGCTCCGGCGTTGTCATGGAACACTGCGCTGGCCGCCGAACCATGACGACAGGAAGCCGGGAGGCTTCGCTGGCGGAATGGCAGGCACGCCGGGCGGAGTAGCAGGCACGACCCTCGGCGCCGCGGGAGCCTTCGCCACAGCAGCCAGCCGCTCCTGATCCTGCTGCCTAATCGCCAGCCCGCCCATCAGCGCCTGCGCCAGCCGCGCCGCCCCTTGCCAGGGCGATTGCACCGGGCTCGCGTCCATGCCTTGCTGCAGCATGGCGTAGGCCAGTTGCTTGCGCTTGTCGTCGATGTCGCCCTGTGTCTTGCCGGTATTGGCGCCGAAGATCGTTGGGATCATGCCACTGCCCTTTCGTAGAAGACGCGGTCGAAGCCGTCGGCGTGTTCGAAGACGGCGTCCGGATGGATTTTTCGCACATCGTCGGACATCAGGCCGATCTGGGTCGGGCCACCGTGCTTGTATTTGAAGGCGTAGACCGGCAGGCCGTTGTCGAGTGTGCCGACGCGTTTGATGTCCTCCTTCAGCCGCCGGTCGGACTTCGCCCAGCCGCCAAGGAGTGTTCCGCCGAGGCCGAAGAGGCCGCCCATCGCCGCGTTCGATTGGGCGACCTGGCGGTCGTAGAGGCCCATTTTCTGGTTGAAATTGTCATTGATCAGGCCGGCCTGGTCGACGTTCGGCAGCTGCGTCGTCGGCGTGTTGACATAGCTCGGCTGATGCACCTGCGATCCCGACATCAGCGCCGAAATCTCGTTCAGCGGCTGGTTTCGCTCGGTCAGGATCGCGTTCTGGGCATTCGAATACATATCGCCGAGATACTGGTCGGAGGCGGCCTGCTTGCGGGTGGAAAAATCGCGCAGCGCGTTGTCGTAAGCCGCCGAGCCCATCGAGATGCCCTTGTCGGCGAGGCTCTGGTCGAGGCTCGCCTGATCGCGATCCCACTGGTTGTTGAAGCCGGACTGCCAGTGGTTATTGACATATTTGTCGACATTGCCGGCGCTCAAATCGACATTGGTGCCGAGCACACCGGAAATCTTGCCGGTCTGGTCGTTGGCGAGCCTGGCAAGGCCGAGCTGCGTCTGCTGCGTCTGGTCGTAGATCGCCTGGTTTTCAGGCGAATAGGTCTGATAGGCCGAATAGGTCGGCAGCTGGTAGCTCTTGCCGTTCTGGTCTTTCATCGTCTGGTAGCCGCTGACCTTGTATTCCAGCGAACCATCCGGCGTGTACTGGTTGGTGTGGCTGAGGCCGGCATTGGCGATGGCGGTGTCGACGTTGGTGGCCGTCTGGGCCGCCGCGGTCTGGGTCGGATCAGGCGCCTTGGGGGCCTTCGGTGTCGAGACCATAGGGGAAATCCTCCTTCATGATTGCGTAAAGCAGGCCGTCGCAGTCGCCGAAATAGGCTTTCTGGCGGCCTTCCAGCCGGGCGCCGAGCCTCGCGAGCATCGTCTGGGCGTCGAAATTGTCGGCCCGGGTCCTGGCCGTTGCGCGCCGGCAGCCGAGCTGATGCACGACATAGCCAAACACCGATCGCATCACCGTCAGCGTCAGCCGGTCGGCGGCCAGCGAGATCTCGACGTCATGCGCGGTCCAGACGTTGAAGACGAAGCCGGCGATGATCCGGCCCCGGTCGACATGGGCAAGCGTGGTGTAAGGCGGGTGGAAGCTGACGCCGATCCGGCCGCCGACCCAGGCGGCGATTTCCGCGCGCGGTTCGGAGACGATCAAATCGGCGTGCCTTTTTCATAAAGCACCGAGCCGCCGACGACGGCGGCTTCCGAGACGGAGCCGGAGGAGCCGGAAATCAGCGCGCGGATCGTCGGCGCCAAGGCCGAACCGGCGCCGCCGGCGGAGGCGAATTTGCGCACCAGCGAAACGCCGGGGAATTTCGAGACACCCCAGACCGCCGCCCCCCATTTCGCCGCCGCGTTGTTTTCGATTGACGACAGCAGCGCCGTGGGAATCTTGGTCTGGTAATCCACCGAGATCCCGCCATACATCAGCGAGGAAACGCCGATCTGCGCCGTCACCCCGATCAGCTTCGAGAGCTTGGTCGAGAGCCCGTCGCCATAGCGGCTCCAGGCGCCGACCATCAGCGCGTCGATCGCCACACCATTGTCGTTGGCGCCGACCTCGGCCTCGTAGACCGTGCCGGCGCCGGCGCCGAAGAACAGCCGGTCCTGCCAAGTCGCCCAGCAGGAGGCCGGCATGCCGACGAAGCGGCACCAGGCGCCGGTCTCGGTGTTCATCACATATTGATAGGGGCCGAAGGAGGACGGCAGGTTGACGATCGCCATCTGCCGGGCGGGGAAGCTCGAAAGCTGCCATTCCTGCGAGGTCGTGCCGGTTGCCGCCACCGTCTCGCGCCATGTCGGGCCGATCCTGGCGGTAATGGCGCCAAGGCTGGTGGCGCCGCGGTCGAGCTGTACCGCCTTGGTGATCGGCACGATGCCATCGGTGGTCATGATCGCCAGATCGGCGCCGACCGAGAGCAGGCATCGGTCGCTGCCGAGCGGCCGGCCGAGCTTGAAGGTGCCGATCAGCCCCCAGTTCGAAACGCTCGAAGGATCCGAACCCTGGAAGACGATCACCTCGCCTTCCGAGGAGATCAGCACCAGGCATTGCTGCAGGCCTGTCGAAACCGGGATCGTCCAGACGTTGATCGCAACCAGCGTGCCGCCATATTTCATGTTGCCGCCGACCGGCAGCACCGTCGCCGCGCCGCTGACGGCATCGGTGGCGAGATACCAGACATTGGTCGAATTCTTCTCGATGAACCACAGGCGCGAGCGATAGGCGGTGACCGCGATCAGCAGCGAAGCATCGGGAATGCCGGTGATCATCGTCGAGGCAACGTAGGGTGTGGCGACCACGCCCTTTTCCAGCTGCGCATTGGTGACCGTTCCCGTCACGGTAGCGACCAGCGTGCCGGCTGCCGGCGTGAAGGTGAGCGACACCCGGTTGTTGACGCCGGTGCCGGTCAGCGTGCCGGCGAAGGCACCGGAGAGCGTAATAGAACCGGTGCCGAAGAAGCTCAGCGTATAGGGCGTGTTTTTGACGGCAACGTTCTGAGTGGCGAGTGCTGCGGTGCCCACCAGAAAATTGTTGGTCCAGGAGGTGCCATTGAAGAGCAGCGGCGTATCCAGGCCGTTGACGAGGCGCAGGAATTCCTGGCCGGCCGGGTTGGTATATTGCTGCACCGACCAATGGGCGCTGGCCATGCCGGAGACGACGGGCGCACCGGCAGCACCCCCCACCGTCACGTCAAAAATCTTGTCGCCGGCGGCGGCAAACAGCCTGTTGCTGACGCCGGAATAGGGGATGACCGTCTGCACGTCACCGCCGAGGCCGGTTGAGAAGGCGAGGAAACCATAGCGGGCGCGGACGCGGTTGGCCTCGGGAAAGAAATTGTCGAGCTGAAACGCCGCATCCGCGGGCATATCCGCCATCTCGACATCGGTTCGCCAGCCGCCGATCGGCGCGATCCAGTCTTTGCTCGGCGAAACGCGGCCGGTGCGGCCGTTTGGGGGGACAGGTCTGCGGGTCATGGATTCCCCCCCGTGATCGTGCCGGGCCAATAATTCTCGGGCGCCAGGCCCCGCGCCGGCAGCGAGAGGTCGACGGGGCTTGCGGCCCGGTCGGCGCCGATCGCCGCTTCCTTGGATCGCTCGAAACTGGCGAGCTCCTCGCCATAATCGAGGCCCTTGGCCCGCTTCCAGCGCCAGATCAGCGAGAGTTCGAGAAGGTCTTCGGGGAAACGGGCGGTATCGGTGTCACCAGCCCAGGTGCCGGCCGTGGTCGCGCCGCCATTCACCGCCACCCAGAAGCCGGAGATATAGGCATATTCCACCGTCTCGCCTGGAGCGTTCGGATAGATGTCGAGCTTGCCGCCGGCCATGCGCCAGATCTGCGGCACCGGGTTGGAATTGAGGATCGTCTGGCGCTGCCAGGTCTGCGGCTCGACAGGACCGTTCAGCTGCCAGAGGCGCGAGGAATTCCAGATCTTGGCATTGGCGGCGAAGCGGTTCCAGTCATCGGGCGGCTCGGCCGGTTCCGGATTTGCACCCGTCGCCACGAACTGCCGCCGCACCATCAGCGCCGACCAGTCATGCTCGCGCACCAGGTCGCGGCCGGCGCGGGTGGAGAGGATGCGCAGCTGCATGATCTGCGGATCCGCCGAGGACATGACGGCCGTCGGCGGATCGAGATCGATTTCCGCGCAGACGTTCTGAATGATGGTCAAGAGCGACATGCGGGGGTCTCCGGTTCAGCGCGTTGGCGTGGCGGGTGAATTTGCGTGAAGGTTGTGCCGTGTGGCCCCCTCATCCGCCCTACGGGCACCTTCTCCCCGAGGGGAGAAGAGGGAACCGAGACCTCGCGGCATAACCCCTTCTCCCCAGCGGGGAGAAGGTGGCCCGAAGGGTCGGATGAGGGGGCTGCTTGCGTCAAGCCTTCTTCAGGCTGCTTGCCGACCGCGGCTCTTGCCGCTTTCGCTTTCGAGCGCCTCGAAGCGCGAGGCCATCTCCCGCATCTGCTCCTGCAGGCGGGTCACCTCATCCTTCAGCCGCTCGTTTTCAGCAGCGAAGGCCGAGGCAGCGCTGGAGTTTTCGGCGGTCGCGAGATAGGCCCGGGCAGCGGCGGCAAGCTCGTTGGCGCCCATGCCGATCTTCTGCTTGGCGGTGTCGGAAAGGGCGGCGAGCTGCTCGACGGTATAGATATTGACCGCCTCCATCTCCTTGATCTGGCTGGGCTTCAGATAAGGCCATTGCGAAAGCGGCGTGCCGGTCAGCTGCTCGCGCGCCTCAGCCCCCTCCTTGAACCGCTTATAGGCGTCGGAAAAGCGCTGTTTGTCGTTGTCGGTCACCTCGCGGTAGACCTCGGTATGTTTGTCGCCGGCGATGAAAATCCGAACGAATTCCTTATCGGCAAAGATCGGCCGGCCTTCCTTCTCAGTCAGAAAGGTCTGTTCGACCGGTTCGAGGCTGAAGGAGGCATAAATTCCGGTGTTGTCGGGCATGTGCTGGTCTCGCTGTTGATGGCGGGGGAAGGGAAACGGGCGCAGAAGCGCCGCTGTGATATCGTGCCGGTGGCTGCCCCTCACCCTAACCCTCTCCCGTAAAAAACGGGGAGAGGGGACGTGCCCTGCTGAACGTTGGCGAGGGACGGAGACGTAGCGGCTTGCCCCCTTCTCCCCGTTTACGGGGAGAAGGTGCCGGCAGGCGGATGAGGGGCAACGCCACGTATGAGAGGTCGACGAAACGGGCGCCGAAACGCCCGTTGGCTTGCTTTAATTCACCTTCGACAGAAACGGCCGCATCAGCGTCGCCTCGAGCACGCCGGTCGCGGTGACGGTGATGCCGGTGCCGTTGGCCGTCGCATTGGCCGAAAGCGTGATGCTCTGGACGACGCCGTTCGGGCTGTAGGTGATGCCCGCAATCGTCGTGCCGCCCGGAATACCCGTGCCGGCGACGGCGGCGCCGATGAACGGGCCGGAACCGGCATTCAGACCGGCAATACCCGAAAGCAGGTTGGAGCCGTTGACGGTGACTGCCGTAAACGTCTGGTTGGCGGCGGCGAAGTTGACGTTGGCGATCGCCTTGGTGGTGGCCGTGGCCGAGGCCGGGGCGCTGGCCTGGCCTGCGGTGGTGGTGGTTTCGGCAACGACGAGGGCCGCCGTTGCGGTCGCCACCTGCGACGGCGCCTGGCCGTTGCGCTGCAGCCAGAGGTAATAGGTGCCGGCTGCAAGAGTCACGGCGCCAACCGGACCGCCGGTCAGCGTCGGCGGCTGGGCAGCACCCGAAAAGACGCCGCAGCGCTGGCCGACGACGGCGGCCGCCGTGGTCAGCAGCGAAGCGACATAATCCCGGGTCCACTGGAACCACTGGCCGGGCTGAAGGGTCGTCTGCGAGGCCAGCACCAGCTGGCAATAGACCCATTCGGATTCACGGTCCCCGCCGGCGATCGCGCCGAGGGAGAAGTTCGGCCCGGGAATACCGGAGCCGGAAACGATCGGGCCTTCGACGACGAACGGGTTCGCGCCAAGACGATCGGACTGGATTGTTGCGACCGACATTTGCTGTGTTCCTTTCGTGGACGATCAGGCGAACAACACGCCCTGCAGGAAGGCGTTGTTCATGGTGAGGTTGCCGGCAAAGCCCATCAGCTGGACGAAGGCATCCTGGTTGGTGTTCATGCGTTCATCGCCGATCGGCGCCATGTCACGGTCGCGGTGCGGGCGGTAGAACAGGTATTTGGTGTTCAGGAAGAACATCTGGTTGAGCGGCGCGCCGCCGCCGAAGCCGCCGTCGAAGATCACGTCGGCGCCCATGTATTGCAGCGACTGGAAGCCGGCCATGCCCTTGTCCGCCGAGGTGATGCGCTGGATTGCCTGCAGCGATTCCCAGTAGAGGCGGAAGAAGTTGTTGTCGGCGACGACGAGATCGGGCGCGTCGGAGCCGCGCACGCAGGACATATAGAGCCGGTTCATATAGCTCTGGATGTTGGCATTGGTGGCGGCGGCACCACCATCGGCCGAGGCCGAGAATTTCTGGTTGCGCCAGAAACCCCAGGTGGCGCGCGAAATGCCGCCGACGGTGCCGGAGGTCGGCGAGGTCGAGATCAGCAGCTGCAGGCCGCCGATCTGCCGCCCGCCATCGGCCGTGCCGTCGGAATAGCAGTCAAGCGCGATGTTGTTTTTCAATGTGGTTTCGGCATTCTCGATGCGCTGCTCGAGCAGGTCGAGGATCGCATCCTCGCCGGAGTTCTGCAGCTGTTCGAGGCCGGACATGGAGACGGCGACCGCGGCCTGCTTCAGATCGTATTCGGCCGCGGTGATGACGTCGGAGGGCTGGACGTTGAGGATATCGTAGCCGGAATAGCGCTTGAAGGTGCTGTTTTCCTGGTACTGCAACTCCTGGACGATAGTGCGGCCGCCGGAGATCGGCTTCTTGCGGCCGCGGCTGTTCAAACGGTTGAGAAGGCCGTTGTTCTTCGTCACGTCGTCGGCGACCGTGCCGCTGCGGTTGCGCAGCGTGGTGGTGACGATTTCAGAGAGGTTGGGCGAAATGGGCATCGATCATTCCTTTGCTCAGACTTGGCCTTTGATCAGACTTGGCCGCGCGAAAAACGCATGGCGTCGCGCAGCGAGTCTCGGATGGAGGTGGGCTGGCCTCTTGCCGCATCGCGGGTCGGGCCCGGTGCGGAGGAGCCAGAGATGGATCGCGAGGCGCGGCGGGCTTGATCTGCCGCTGCTGCCCTCTGGGCTTGGAATTGTGGGACGGGCGCCTGCGCAGTCTGGCTGATCAACTGCTGGCGAATGTCCGGGCGCATCCAGCATGCGGCGTCGTAGGCGTCCTGGAGTGACGTTGCCCGCCCTGCGTTGACGAGGGCGATCATGTCGTCAAGCACGTCGTCGGCGTGCGCGTTTGCCGGGTCGGAAAGGAAGGCATCGACTTGAGTTTCGGTGTCTCTTTTCCGCAAAACATGTTCGACCGTGGCCTCGACATTGATGGATCGAGGCTGCGGCCCTGCCTGTTGTGATAGGGCCTGCTGCTGGCGCTGCAGGATCTCTCCCGTCTGACCATTGACCAGGGCGTGAAGGTTGACCCCGGCCATTCTGGCGACGTGAACGACGGTGTTGACGGGATCGTGGATCAGCGCCTTCTCCCAGTCGATCGCCCGACGCATGACATCGGCATGGGTCATGCCGGCCTGGCGGACGATCGGGGTGAATTCCTCCAGCCCCTTGTAATCCTGCAGGACGCGGAAGCCGTTATCGACCTCCTGTTCGCGCTTGGCGATTGCCGCCTGCACTTCCCCGGGAAGGCTGCCGAATTGCGCCTTGGCTTCCGCCGACCAGCCGGGCGGAACCCGGCTGCCGATGGCTGCCGGCTGTTCGCGGCTCTGCATCTGCAACGTCTGCTGCTGTGCGGACGTCGCATTTGCCGCGGGCGCCTGCCCTGCCCGCTGAGCGGCGGCGGCCTGCTCCTGCCCCTTGGCCATGAAGCGGCCGTTTTCGCCGTCGCGCGGCTGGGCCGAGATCTCGCCCGGCCCCTGGCCTTCGACCGTGTCGATCGCCGCTTTCAAACTGTCGCGGATGCTGACGGGCTTATCATCGAACGCACCAAAATCTTCGCTGCCGTTGCCGGCCTCGTTCAGGTCTTCCATATCCATTGGGAAATTTCCTATGTCGGGGATTGATGCCCGTGAGAGCTTTTATGCATGTCGTTATCCCCAGCTGCACACTTCCGGGCGACCTGCATTAGGCGTTGTACTCGGCGTAAACGCGCCGCAATTCGTTGCGGATCGCCATTCGATCCGTCTTCGGCTTGTCGATCGGCTGCGGTTTTTCGTTGCCGATCTCGATCACCCCGGCCGCGCGGTACTCGGAACGCAGCCTGGCTTTCGAGGTGTAATGCTGACCGTCATGCATCGAGCGGATGTCGATGCTGTCGCTGACGAAATGCGGCGCGGGCAGATGCGACTGCGCGGGGTTTTGCGCCGGCAGGCAATCGTGCGGCCATTGGTCGAGCTGGTGCCAGCCGCCGCAGACGCGGCAATAGCGTTCTCTCATGCTGTTGCTCCCGGCAAACCTATTGATAGGGGGATTGGGCGGCGCGCATCCGATCGATCGCTTGCGCCGCCATCTCATTACGAGCGTGCTCCACCGTGGCGCGATGTTCGATCTCGGCCTCGGCGACACTGAGCTCGGCTCTGCGCTGTTCCGCACCGGCCTTCACCTCTGCGGTCTTCAACTTCAGCATCTCGCCGGGCGAAGGCTGCGGCTCCGGTTTCGGTGCGCTTGCTGCCTGGGAAAGCTGGGCTCCCACCTGCTCCAGCGTGCTTTCGAGCTGGCGGCCGGCCCGGAAGCCGCGGGCGGCAAAGAGCAGCGTCTCGACCATCACCGGCACCAGCATCGGCGACTGCTGCGCCATGGCGCCGGCCTGCTGCATGAAGCCGCCGACCATCTGGACGAATTCCATCCGGCGCTGCTTTTCGGCGTCCTCGTCGGGCTCGATGGTCGAATCCGTCTCGATCTCGATCTGGAAGCCGCGAATGCTGTCATTGCGCAAGAGCTGCATCACCTCGTCGATCGTCGGCTGTTGCATCATCTGCTGCAGCTGCGGCGGCATTTCGGGTGGCGCCATTCCTGGGGACGACTGGGCTGGCTGGCCGGTCTGCTCAGCCCGCATGGCCGCCTGCTGTGCCGCCATCTGCATCTGTTGCATCTGCATTTCGACCTGCTGTTTCTGAGCCATCGTCGGCAGCCGAATGCCGCTCACCAGCATCAGCGTTTCCGGCTGGAACTGGTCGCAGATGATTTCGCCGGCAAGGCGGATGATGTCGCGGGCAAAGCGGGCCAGTTCGGCCTGGCGATCGCGGATGCGGATCGAGCCCCACTGGCTCTTGATGCGCTGCGCCGTCGCCGTCTCCGACGCCTGGGTGTCGCCGCGCACGATGTCGGAGATGCCGGTGATCTGGTAGACATCCTCGATCAGCTGCTTGCGGGCCGTCATGCAGGCAATCAGAACCTTCTGCACCTCGTCGATCGGCAGCGTCACGATGGCTTTCGAGCCGCCCTTGTCGGTAAAGGCCGCCCATTCCGGGATCGGCACCATGACCATGTCGTTCTCAGGCCGCATCGCCTTCTCGATCGCCGGCGAGATCGCGCCGTCGCCGGAGGGATAAAACACCTTCAGGCGCAGCTGATCGGTCAGCTTGTTGATGCGCTTTGTGAGAAGATCGATCTCGTCGCATTGCTGCTGGTAATAGACATAGTCGGGAACCGGGATCAGCGAGCTCGTCGACATCGTGCCATAGGCCGGGCGCGGGCAAGGCCAGAAATGGGTCAGGTCCAGCGGCGGTTCCGAAACTTCCAATGCCACCGGCGCGCCGTCGGCGATCCAGACGGTATAGTTTTCGCTCTTGCACCAGATCTCCCAGACATGGGTCTTGCCCTCATTCTCCAGGCGCTCCGCCTGGCTGGCGCCCCTATTGCCGGCCGTGCCTTCCGCTGCCCGCGATGCCATGGCCTCAGCGCCGAAGCGCTTTTCCATCTCCTCGTCGGTCATCGGAACGCGCCTGGCCACCCAGGTCACGTCCTTCCAGCGCCGCGCCGGCGAGTGCAGGAAATCCGACCAGTGGACGTAATCGATGCACACACGCTCGTCGCTGATCGCTTCCGGCTGAGCACCGCCCATCTCGCCGGGGAAACCGTCCGCCGCCGGGTCCGAGGGCTGGACACCCATATCGAGCGGCTCGAAATCCGCTTCGTAGCGCAGCCACACCGTGCCGCGGGCGCAGAGCAGGAAATCGTCGCGCACCGCCCGCATGATCGAGTCGATATCGGCCTCATCGCCGGTATAGGCAAGATTGCGCTCGACCAGCTCCGAGGCGATGCGCGCCACCGGCTGCGCGTCCTTGAAGCGGCGCTCGACGACCGGCTGCGGCACCCGGGCATAGACGGCCGGCTGCAGCACCGAGGTATTGGCCCAGAGCATCGGAAACCGGCGCTTGGCGGCGCTCGTCTGGTCGGACTGCTGGTCGAGATAGATCTTCTCGATCTTGACGCAGCGGTCGTGCCAGGATTTGAAATAGCGCTGGGCGCGCTCGAGCTCTTGCTGCCAATGGGCGCCGACCTTGGCCGGATCCCAGCGCTGGCCGCTCTCTGAAGCCGTTATCTCGTCTTCCATCAAACACGCTCGCTTTGGGTGGGGGTGGAATCGGCAAATTCGTTGAAAGTCATCGTCTGGAATGTCGGCAGCGACTTACGCTCCGGCTTCAGCGGTTCGGGCGCCAGTCCGGTGAAGATGATCGCCAGGCCGCCGAAAGCATCGGCGCCGTGCGATGCCCAATTGTGCAGCGGCTCGTCGCGGAAGACGCTTAGATCCTCGTCCCAGTCCTTGCGGTAATTGCGCAGGCACTTGATGCCCTCGATGCAGCCGGCCTGATCGAACTCGATCCTGGCCAGCATGCGCCGGGTGGCGTTGATGCGGTCATGCACATAGGCGCGCTCGACCTTGCGCACCGTGCCGAGACCGCGCGCCCTCACCTCTTTCAGCATGACTTCGATGCGGGTCATGCCGCCGCGTGTCCACTCGCGCACCTTGATGTCATGCGGCATGTTGTGGACACCGTAGATATAGCCGTGCTCGTTTGCGCGCCGCTCCAGCTCGTCGAGCATGCCGTCCATGCCGCTGCCGGTATGCTCGAAATAACCGATCATCCGGACCCGGCCGGGCAGCACCTGAAACAGCCACACGCTGTTGGCATCGTCCATGCCGATGTCGGAAATGGTGTGGACCGGATAGCCTTCGACATGCTGGAAAACCCCGATGCGCTCCTCGGCGTCGGCGACCGCCATCTGCTCGGCATAATAGGCGCCTTCGACACTCGCCTCGAAGGCCTCGGCCGATGTCGAGGGATATTCGCGCTTCATGTCGCCGAGCTGGGTTTCGGCCTTCTTGACGTACCAGGCCTTCTGCCCCTCGGTCAGGGTGATGCCCTGGTCCGCCAGATTACGAAAATATTTGGCGAAAGCATCGCTGACAATGACGCCTTGAGGCGTGATCGCATATTGCGGCTCCTTCCACCACGGGAAGAAATGGAACTTGAAGTCCAGTTCGGTCAGCTCTAGCGCTTGCCGCTGCTTGACCTTGGCATCCTCGCAGAGCGTATAGAAATGCCCTTCCTGGCCTTCCGCCGTGCTTTCGATGAACACCAGCTGGCCGGCCTGCACCGTATTCAGCGCGCCGGTGCGCACTTCCCGCGCCTTGTCGGGATATTTGGCGCACAGCTTTCCATATTCGGAAATATGCAGATATTGCAGCGTGCCCGAGCGCAGCGACGTGCCGACGCGGATGCTCGAATTGTTGGCAAGCAGCAGTTCGGCCTGGTTGCCCCTGACGACGGGCACGGCGTTGCGGATACCATCCGGAAGATTGTCGTAAGGGTATTTGACCTTGTCCCTGAAGATCGTCTGTACGTCGCCGAGCGTATGGGCGATGGTGCCGGCCCTGATATCCCGGTTGAAGACGCAGGCGTCGAGCATGAAGATCTGGATGAAGGTGGTCAGACCGAGCTGGCGGGCCTTCAGCAGCACGTTGAGATAATGCATCTCTTCGAAAAACGTCATCTGCGTCCAGTTCATCTCGAACCTGACGCGCCGGCCCGACTTGTCGGTGATCCAGTAGAGATTGTTCAGACGCCAGCGCCAGTCGGAAAACTGGTCAACCGCCGTTTGGAAGTCCGCGGGTTTTGCCATTGATATCTTCCAGCAATTGCGAGACTTCGCCGGTCACGCCCTGTTCGGGCTCGATCTTCGAACCGTATTTCTTCGGCTTCAGCTTCTCGGCGACCCATTGGCGGGTGGCGATGCGCAGCTGCGATCGGCGGATCGCCTCGCCATTCTCCTGCCAGCCGGTGGTCTCGCCGCTAGCGTTCTTCTTTTCGATCCAGTCGTTGCTGCGGTCGTCGGCGATCTCGACCAGCTCGTCGACGAAGCCGTCGGCGAGTATCTCGCGCGCCAGCGCATAGCGCGCCCGAAACGCCGCCTTGCCGTCATCGGCGAGCCAGGAGAGCACCGTCGATTTGGCCGGCATGTCCTCATCCCGGCAGATCGACCGCAGGCTTTCCCGGTCGGCGATGCGCTCGCAGATCTTCTCGGCCAGCGCCTGGGTGAACTTCGTCGGTCTGACCATGGGATCTGCTTCTGAGAGGCTCAGAACAATGCAATGATGTTCGACGCCGTCGTCCCGGTCAGCGCCACGATCGCCGCATGCACCGGCAGGATCGTCCCGGCCGGCACGCTCTTGAAGATCACCGGATCCATATCCCGCCGCGGCGCAATCGCCACATCGCCGGCCGTGCCGATATAAAGCGCCCGCGCGCCGACAATCGCACTGTCATTCGGAGTTACCGCTGCTGCCCGCGAGGCCGGAGCAATCGAAGGGTCCAT